TGGAAATAATTTTCATTATAACATCCCTAAGAGAATTAGTAACCAACGCATAGACCACCCGCTCTATGTTTTCGGCGGGAACAATTCTCGAAGCTCGTGATCTAAACTTTTTTACATCTCCTTGTTTAACATAATGATAAAGCAAGGCATCTCCATTACACAAAATATTTTTGATAAAACTATCGCTGGTTTCCTGAGAATAATTTAAGGCGTCCATTATTATCTGTATATATTTAAATGGAGAATTCATGCGAAGATGAATGTAAAGATGTATATGGTGACAAAAAGTGTAAATGCTATATAACTGAAAATTCTATACCAGATGAAGATGGAAACTATAATGATACTTTTTGTGGATTTTTCGATGATGGATTTATTTGGCCATGTGATTCATCATGCTGCGAACCCGCGTGCCCAGGTGAGTGTACGACAGTTCCGCGAAAAGAAGACATAGAACACATTCCCATGATGATAGAGGTTCGGAATAAAATACAAGAAGACACACCACAAATGTCCATTATCAAATTTATGTTGTATATTATTATTGCCCTTGCTATTATGAGTACGATATCATTGTGGGCTTAAAGATATACATACTTCATATACAAATGGCGACCATTGACTCTCTTGCTCTTGATCTCATCGCTGTCCGTTCGGACATCAAATCACTCGCCAAGCTTGTAAGGAAGGTTCGCGCTTTCCAGGAAGACCCCACAGGCGAAAAGGCAAAGGAGCGTTCCGCAAACAATGGATTTAACCGCGTTCAGGCGATTACCCCTACCCTTGCCACGTTTCTGGGAGTTGAGGACGATCATCGGATCTCGCGTAGCGAGGTTACCCGTTTTATCACTAAATATGTCAGTGAGAACGGTCTTAAGCACCCCGATAATGGTAGGGTCATCATCCTTGATAACAAGCTGACGGATCTCCTCAAACCCCCCGAGAAGCTTGAAATTACATTCCTAAACATTCAAAAGTATCTAACCCCTCACTACATCAAGGAGACGGTGGTGAAGGTTGAGAAGGCGGAGAAGGTGGACGATGCTAAGAAGAAGCGTCCCGCGGTCAAGAAGAAGTAGCTTAAAAATAAAATGATTGTATAAACTAAAAAAAAATGGACCCACCTGAACTTAATACAGATGATATTAACAAACTCGTCGGTATTAAGATCAATGACATTAGTCAATATAGGAAAGCATTTACACATAAATCTGCTCTTAAGAAATATAATCTGAAAGAATCGTTTGAAAATCTTGAATTTATTGGAGATGCGATTTTGAGTTTTATTGTTACCCGTTTCTTGTATGAAAAGTTTTCGGACGAACAAGAGGGGTTTTTGACAAAGGCGCGAATAAAAATGGTTCGTGGAGGAACTCTTTCCGTGATTGGGGATAAATTACAACTTTACAAATGGATTTTGATGGATGACAAGGCTATGAAAAATGGATGGAATCATAATGCCAAGGTATTGGAGGATGTATTTGAAGCACTCATTGGTGCCATTTACATCGACATGGGATTAGTGTATGCTAGAAAATTTGTTCTAGGTGTGTTTGAAAATAAAGATATTATTGATATTGATTTACTACTTTCAGTTGATGACAATTTCAAAGATAAACTCATAAAACAATTGAAATCACAACAAATTACTCCAATTTTTCACGCAATTAACCGCGATCAAAATGGCGTATTTACAGTACAGGTTCTGATTAACAATTTAATATATGGAGTGGGACAGGCACTGAATAAAAAACAAGCAGAACAGAATGCTTCACTGTATACATTAAGGTATTTAGAGATGGGGGTCGTTAATACTCAAATGAACTATGCACCCCCACGTAGCCAAACTATTGGACCGGGAATACGCGGAACAGCGGTCAGAGGAATGGCTCCGCCTCCGCCAGGGTATGCTTACGGCCAGTGATGCCGCCACGGCCATCGGGTGTAATCCGTACGAACCACCGGATAGTCTTGTGCTGAAAAAATGCGGACATATCAAATTTAATGGAAATGTAGCAACAGAACACGGTAACAAGTATGAAGATGAAGCCAGAGACATATATTGTGAACGATATGGTGAAGTTTCACATGAAATTGGACTTTATCCTCATCCAGACTATGATTGGCTAGGTGGAAGCCCTGATGGTATTACAGAGTCTGGAAAACTGTTGGAGATTAAATGCCCCCTCGCGCGTAAAATTACAGACGAAGTTCCCGTTCACTATCTTCCACAATTACAACTTTTGATGGAAATTCTTGAACTGGAAGAATGTGATTTTATCCAATATAAGCCACTTTCACTTACCTGGCCCAATGAACCTGAATTTATGGTCACGCACGTCCAAAGAGACCGTGAATGGTTTAGTAAATATATGCCTATTATGAAAAAACAATGGGACAGAGTTAATTGGTATAGAGACAATGACATGGAATGTAAAGACCTAATCAAACCCAAAAAAGAAGTTAAACATAGAAAAATCATCAGGGTCCCTTGTTCCATCGCCGATCTTGTTGAAGATAGCCAACTTGATGAACCCGACACATGTGAGAGACCTAGTTGTATTATTGAAGATATTAGCGACGACGAAATTGCTTAACTCTACCCGTCTTTACCTTTTCTCTTTTGGCTCTTTTGATTTCTTTTTCACTCAACTCACTCCATGTAGTCGGTGTCTTTTTAGTGATCCTAACGGATGGTCTATACACACTAGACTTGCTAGTATATCCGATTTTACCTGTATCAGAAACCCATTTTTCCTTGAACCACCGGCCCAATCCCGTCTTTAGAGGTTTTTGCCCCTTGTAAGGCGAGCCTTTTCCTTTAAATTGTTTCTTGTATTCTTGAACCAGCATACCACTCCTATAGGCAGAGTGGATTGGGTATTTTTTATAAATTTGTTTTTTTATTTTATCGTAAAGTATAGGATCCTTTGGTGTCATTTATTATATCACAAATATATAAATAATGATTAAAGTAAAACTTGTCAAAAGCCCAAATCCTAAAAAGAAATTCAGAGCCATCATAGATGGAAAGAAATCAGTAGATTTTGGTGCGAAAGGTTATTCTGATTATACAATTCACGGTGATCCACAGAGAATGAAAAGATATCTTGCGCGTCACGGGCGAGGGAAAGAGACTTGGACGAAAAACGGACTAACCACAGCCGGTTTTTGGTCAAGGTGGTTGCTTTGGAGTGAACCAAGCATGAATGGGGCTAAAAAACTAATGACTAGGAAATTTGGAATAAAATTCACGTCTTGAATATAGTCAAGTAATCTTTAAAATAGTAGTAAAACAAAATGACCAATCGTGGAACAGGTGCCGGTGGTAAGAATACCAACAAAAATGGACTATGGTTTGAAAATATAACATCCATTGAACCCCTATTGAACGATCTACAATTTACAAAAAACAAAGACAACTGCCTACAAAACGACAATGGTACACTCATCTATGCTTATAAAAACCAACTGAAGAAATTGTTCAAAAAGAAATTCAACATCGAGTTGACTAGAGAACCCGATGAGGCTTTTCTCATAAAGAATAAAAATAATTCATACACTCTTAAAATTCTAGAAAAGAAGAACCAAAATGGAAGTGGATCTGTTTACGATAAACTTTACACCGGAGTTGCATTAAGAGAGGAATACCAGTGGTGTATCGGCGACCATGATATCGTGGTTGAATATGCCTACTGTATTTCAAAATGGATGAAAACCACATACAATAACAACAGCAAAAGAAACAAGTTTCTGCGACAGTATCATAAAAGGAACGGTATCAATGTTTTCTATGGTGAAGATAATAATTACCAACAAAGGTTACATCATTGGGTTTTTATGGACAAGTAGTTCATTGGCTCGTGAACCTGGATTTTTTGAATTGATTGCTCTTCGACAAGAAATTGTTTCAATTTTAAAACACCGGTCTTGAAACTCGTTTTTAATAATATCACTATCAGAATTGCTCATCAGCATGTCTGAGTTTGATTCTTTGATACACTTGAATAATCTTTCGTGGTCAACTTTATTAAACCCACCAGCCGTATATGCCACAAATGACTTGCTATTTACAGGAACATAAGGTGGGTCTATGTATATAAAATCATTTTTATTTGCTTTTTTAATCGTTTTTTCAAAATCACAAAACGTAAATTTTACATGTTTAATCATTTTTGATAGTTCTCTTGTATGATTTTTATCAAAATTGAAAACATTCTTGTAGTGGCCATATGGGACATTGAACCCGTTAGGTCCTTCTCTATATAAACCCCTGAAACACGTCTTGTTTAAAAACAAAAACATTGCCGATTTTTTAATAGAAGATGGCATGTTATTATATTTTTGACGAATCCAATAATAATAAGATTCTCTTGATGTAAGTGCGGCTTGAAGCGATTCTGGTTTTCTATCTATATCATTTGTTGAAATGTCGGTAAAACATTTCAATAGGATTTCAACTTCGTCAATTAAGTCTTTACAATTTTTCTGAAGATGGATATAAAAATTAATAAGATTTTCATTTAAATCAGTAGCGTATATTCTACCTTTAATTTTTTCAGATTTAATTGCGGAAAATAAAACACTTCCACCTCCTAAAAATGGTTCATAATAATTGTCAATTTCATCGGGGAAAATATCCAATATCGTATTTATGATTTGTGTTTTACCACCGACCCATTTTAATAGAGGTTTCATTATTATAATAACTACTATTATTTCTTTTAAATTAGTTTAGATGGGACCTCACCGGCAATAGTAGATAAATATAAATCCACTTCGCCGGCAAATTTAGGACATGCCTCGGTTACTTTTTTGGTCACCATCTCCTGTACATTAAGAATATGCTCTTCAAATTGCTTCAAATTGATACCAGAAGCCTTTTGAATATCAAATTCTGTGGAAATCTCTTTAATAGCCCAAAGATATCCAACAGCGTAA